TGGGTCTGTATCTGACTGTTGAAGACGAAACGCCTGAATACCTCGGCAAATATTTTCGCGAGCCGACAGAAGCGGACATAGTCACAGCTAAAGTCATTGAACGACGGTTGCCAGTACAAATACTTGACAAAATTGTGGATGGTGTCGTCTTCCAGAGCACGAATGCTATTTCAATGCGAAGGACAGGAACCAGGTACTATCAACAAGACTCTTACCAAGGTGCATATGTCAAGGCTTTAATCCAAAGGACAATTGGTCACACCCAACTGACTGCGTTCATCCCCGAGTTGTACGATAAATTCGTCCATGAGTACATCGAGGATGCCCGCCGATTGTTGCTGAACCATGCTTCCCTGAATGGCGAATTGAAAGGTCCACAGACCCCTGAAGAGATGGCATGGTTGAGCCAGTACATTACTGTAGGTCGTGACCGTGACTTGGGAACCCCTGTCGTAACCATAACGAACTGGAAGAAGGCCAAGGGATCAAAACCCTTCAAAGAGGTTTTAAAATTCCTTGCGGAAAACCCATTACCTTCTTACATGCAAGTTGTGATGATTCACTGCCGAGCCGCAAGCAAGCCTGCTGACTACTATCAAAAATTAGTCAAAAAGTTGAACAGGGGATTATATCACCCTGACGAACTCTTCAGACCAATGTTTGACGCAGTTAAAAAGGCCATGAACATCGACAGGTACTTCTATCGTATGCAACCCAGTCTTGACATGATCTATCCCGAACCATCATATCGAACACGCAAGTTTCGACAAGAAATCGCCATCTATCTCGCTCACAAGCCGGAGACCTTGTCGCAAATGGAGAGATTACTGCAACAAGGCCCGTATGGAGTTGCAAGTGATGGGTCAACGTTCTGGGCGAAGCTCGATGATACAGAGTACAGAAAAAGCGTTGAGGAGGACCATCCCTTATATGTCTACAAAAATATGCTCAGCTTGGTCACAGTGACCTATATGGTCCTCTACTTCGCTGAACGCTCTTTTTCGCGACTACCGGTGATAGGTCTTCTTTACAACCTGTACATGTTTATGATGATCGACACGCCCAAGATCTATGGACCTGCGAACAACTTATTCTGGCATGATCAGCTTCGATCTTCAGCAGAAATCTCAGGGATGATCCCGAAGGACCCCTATATGCGTTCAAAGATCTTTGCTGTGTGGCTCAACGAATTCCTGCCGATAGGTCTGGGATACCTGGTTCGATTGGATCTAATAATCCATCCAGTCGCCTTACTCATGCAAATATGGGCACGTACGATCAAAACAAGGGATCGAGCCATTCCCTTTTCCGGAAGACCACAAATTGAAAACCCATGGGGTCCTTATGCAGAAGAGGCATTGAGCATGCTTGAACGGCAAAACCGCCTCTTCTTGTCCGCAATGACAGGTACAGGGAAATCCACTTTCTTTGTACAAGCTTTGAGCGAAGAGTTATCAAACTCAGGGAGCGGCAGAGTATGGTTGATTGTGCCGAGAAAAATCCTCCGCGATGACTGGAGTGTTCCGTTCGACACTAGGTTTCAAAGACTCGTCAAAGGCGTAAGCATCAATCCCTCTGCTTTAATTCTCATCTGCACTTATGGTCATTTCCTGACACGAATTGAGAACGATCAGGTTGGACCAGAGGATGTTTGTTGTTTTGACGAATTCCATGAATTAAAGGGTGAAATGATCCTGGCAAACGCCACGTTAAGCCACAACAGAGTTATCCTACTCTCTGCTACACCGAGAGCTGTTCAAGGGCTAGAGTCTGCATTGACTTTAAAAGCAGATATTCGCCGAAAGTGGCAGATCCATGAATATGTCATGCCGACCGACAATGTCGTCACCATGTATAAACAGGCTGCTGAGACCCATCCTCTAGAAAGTAAGAGGGCCATCGTGATTGTCCCTGTCAGGTCCAAAATCCCAGAAGTGATCGAAGGTCTTCGATATTTGAAATTAGGCGTACCAAATGCGCACATAATGGAATTTTCAGCAGAGACACGAGAATCCGAAGCCGAAGAGCGAAAGGCAGTTCTTGCGACTGGCACTTGGATAATGGTATGCACCCAGGTTGTAGACGCTGGGTATGATTTTAACCCACCCGCCTATTTGGTCATAGATTCAGGAAGCCAATTCCAGGTTGATAAGGGTGCCC